ATCGAACTACGGCCGGTCAATGCCTACAAGGTTCTTGAAGAACTGAGCCAAGGCCTCAGCGGCATGAACAAAGTCTTGAAGGACCGCGTCGAGGAGCTCGAGAACACCATCGCAATTATCAAGGCCGTCAACACGACGCCGGTGATTCCGGCTGACACGGCCAGCAACGTCACCGACTTCAAGGTCGTGCCGCCACCGCGAGGCACAAATTGATCTGGCTCGCTCTGGTCGCCGCGGCCAACACCACCCTTGCAGCATTTCTTGTCTACGAGAACCGCAAGTTGACCTACGCGGCTATTGCCCGTCACGCCGGGGAGATTGCGGCTATCGAGCGTGCACCTCGACGTCGCGGCAAGCCTGCTGAATCGGACACCGAAAAGACGTACCATGCGTGGCGTAACCCAATTGAAGGAGTAGGTCCGTGACATGGTCCCCGCCTGATCCGGCGAAAGTCTTAAACCTCTGGCGCGACGCTGATTCCTATTTGGTCAAAGAGCGACGCGACTACTGGCTCAACGGCTCCTACTACCTGGGCCAGCAGTGGATTTGGTGGGATTCGACCCGCACGACGGTGCAGGAACTTGATTACCGCACTGAAGCAGAAAAGGATTCGCGGATTACCGTCGACAAGTACGGCCCGCGACTGTCGTCCCTTCTTGCGCGCATGATGCGCTCCGCACTGGTCTTCGAGGTCCAACCGCAAGGAACAGACGATTCCTCAATGCGCAAACAACGGCTACAAGAGCAGTTGCTCGTTGCAGAACAGCACGAACGCGATTGGGAACTTGCGCGCGAAACCGCCCTTTTGCAGACCTTTTTTGGCGGAGCCGCTGCTATTTGCGTTGATTGGGACCCCGAAATGGGCGACGACTACTACGTCGATATGCACACCGGCGTTGCGATCCCCGATGGCGGCGTGCGTCTAACTCCGCTGGGCATCAACGAATTTACGATGGAACCAGGCACGCAAGACCCAGGAGACGCCCGTTGGTGGTGTCGCGCTACCAGCCTGCCGCCTGCACAGGTTAAAGAGCGTTACAACCTTGAGTGGACACCCAGCCCCGACGCTGAGGCCGTGTTGACTTCGCGCGCTCGCTCAATTCTTATGCGCCGCCCTGGCAACCAAGCACCGCAAACCACGATGGTCTACGTTTACTACGAGCGTCCGACGCCATCGACCCCTGGCTGCATTGTCCACGTCGTAAACAACAAGGTCGTCTTGCAAGAAGATGGCTGGCCATTTCCGTTTCCGCACCTTAACGTGGCCCTGTTCCGCCAGAAAAAGATTCCAAACACTTGGGTCGGCCACACTTTGTGCACACCGGCCCGCGACGTGCAGTACGCCTACAACCGTGCGCGCTCGACAATTATGGAGCATATGCGCAAGGCCGCTAACGCGCGCTTAATGATCCCAGCGGGCTCCATTGACGATGCCGACATCATCACGTCCGACCCCGGCGACACTCTCGAATACAACGCTGAACTGGGCGAACCCCACTGGCAGACTGCGCCAGACGTGCCGCGGTGGATTAGCAACGAAGCCGCTGCGCTCGAGATGGAATTGGACGACATCTTCCACACCCACTCTGTCAGCCGAGGCCAAGCCCCCGGCGACCGCAATTCGGGTCTTGCTCTGTCTTTACTGGCCGAAAAAGACGACACACCGCTAGGCCCGATGGCCCGCGACCAGGCAAAGGGCTGGGCCATTATCGCCCAAATGACCCTTATGCTGTATCGTATGAATGCGCAGGCCAGCGGAATGCAACGCAAGGCCACCATCATCAACGAACACGGGCAGCCGCTCGACATCTCATGGGGAGCACAAGACATCGATGAAAAGCCAAAAGTTGTTGTACCGCTGGACGCTACGAGTCCTCGTAGCAAGCTTGCTACTCAATCGGTCATTACCTCTCTGGCGGACCGCTTCCCGCAGGCTTTCCAGAACATTGACCCGCTTGCTCTGGCAAAAATGTTGGACCTGCCTGACCCCAAGGGGTATCTCGCTCAGGTCGACCCTGATGCTTCTAAAGCTCAGTGGGAAAATGGCCTTCTTATGCAAGGTGTCCCAGTTGTCCCAGAAGATTTTGACCTTCACGACGTCCACATCAACATCCACAACCGCGAGCGCAAGTCCCCCGCATACGAACTTGCTGATCCTGCCGTCAAAGAAATTATTGATCTACACGTCATGGCCCACCAAAGAATGCTGATGGGCGACACCCAAGCAGCATTGAGCGCGCAAGCCATGATGATGCAGGCGCAGGGGCCGCCTGACGCGCTTGCCGCGATGACGGCAGCCGGGGGCCTGTCAGGCCAGGCGGCGGAAGCACTCGTCGGGGGTCAGCCAGGGTTTTCAAGCAATATCACAGAACCCGCCGAGGTACGAGCCGAGAAGAAACCACAATCCACCATTGGAGGAATGGAATGAGTGAAACAGGAGACATTGGGGCCGTCGAAAGCCTTGACTTTTCAAGCGAGATCGCGGCGGAGGCCCCGGTCGAAGCAGCAACCGACGTCGACTGGGAGGAGCGATACCGCGCAGAAGTGCAAGACCGCATCCGTGAGCGCGAACGGTACAAGCCGATCAAACAGGTCTTCGACCGTATGCACCCTGACGACGCCAACGCCGTGCAGCAGTTTGCTCAGGCCTGGGCCGCGGGCGACCAAGACGCCGCCATTCATTGGCTGGTTGATAACGCCAAGACCCTCGCTGGTGACAACTTCCAGCAGTACATCGCAGGCCAGCAGGCAGTCGTCAACAACGCTGTCGCCCAAGGCCAGGCAGCAGGCCTTACGCCCGAGGCCGTGCAACAACTCGTCCAGCAGCAGATCGCCGCATTCCAAGAACAGCAGCAAATCGCAGGCCTCGAAGTCGAGATCGACCAAGAACTTCGCGACCTCGGCCTTGTGCCTGATACGCCGCTTGCCCATGCCGTCATCACCCAAGCCCTGAACCGCGACGACCTCAACCTGCGCGCCGCGTACAGCGAGATGGAAAACCAGATTCTTCAACAGGCACAGTCCATCGTTGAGCGTCGTCGTTCTGCCAGTAGCGCAATGCCAACGGCTGCGCCTAACGGAATCAACGGTGTTCCGACGAGCGGCTCGTTGCCACGCGACCGTGCGATGGCGCGACTCGAACAGCAGGGCCTGTGACAGTCGTTGACAACCCGACAACTAGAACTACAATGACATCAAACGTGGTCGGATGGCCGCGTCACATAATCTGCTAGTTCTACCCTCGGGGAGCCGAGAGCGGCCAGCGGCAGGATGCCAAAAGCCAAAGAATGATCGCGGAAACACAATTCCCTTTCAATCACTCTCAACAAAGGACAACCAATGCCCGCATCACTTTCCACCATTGATGCAATCCTGAAGGACGACTACAAGGATTACATCGACCAGCTCAACAACGCCTTGTTTCTCACCTCACAGGTTGAGACTCGCAAGGACACCGTTGTCGGCCGTATCGCCCGCCATGCGATCCACCTCGGACGTTCGTCCGGCGTCGGTGCTCGCTCGGAAAGCGGCACGCTCCCGACGGCAGCAAACCAGGCTTACGCCACTGTCCCGGTCCCGGTTCGTTACGTCTACGGACGTATCCAGTTGAGCGGCCCGACGATCCGCCAGGCGGTCACCGACCGCGGCGCGTTCATCGACGCCCTTGACGCCGAAATGCAGGGAATCCGCAACGACGCAATGAAAGACGTCAACCGTCAGCTTTGGGGCCAGTCAAACGGCGTCATCGCACAGTGCGGCACTACGTCGTCCTCAACGACCGTCGTGCTCGCCACGACGACCGGCTCGGCGGCCCTCCGCCAGCTGTATAACGACGGCGGCATGATTGTCGACATTGGCACCGTTGCATCACCAACGACCATTGCGTCGGCCCGTACCGTCACTTCGGTTGACAACACGGCCAAGACAATGGTTATCTCGGGCGCGACCATTTCGACCACCTCGAGCCACTTCGTGTTCCGCACGGGTGCCGGTGGTGCATCGAGCAACACCGGCGCACCAGGCGACGGCCAGATCGAACTCACCGGCGTGCAGACAATCGTGTCTGACTCGGCGGTGTTGCATACGATCAACCCGGCGACCCAGCCCAACTGGAAGTCGTACGTCAACTCGAACGGCGGCACAAATCGCGCCGTCTCGGAAACGCTCATTACTGGCTCGATTATGAAGGGCCTCACCAACTCGGGCAAGAAGGCCAACCTTCTCGTCTCGGCTGAAGGTGTCCACATGAGCGTGGCGAACCTGTTCCTGTCGCTGAAGCGGAACATGGAGCAGACCCAACTCAAGGGTGGCTACGCCGGTATCCAATACTTCGCCCCGTCGGTTTCCGGCAAAGGCGACGAGGGTCCGACGGTGCTCTACTGCGACTTCGACTGCCCGAGCAACAACCTGTACGGCATCCACACTGACTCCCTCGTCCTCCACCAGGTCGGCGAAGGTTGGCAGTTCATGGACATGGACGGAGCGGTAATGAACCGCAAGCCCGACATCGACGCCTACGAGGCCACGCTCTACTGCTACATGGAGCTCGCCTGCAAGCAGCGCAACACCCACTTCGTCATCAAAGATCTGACCGAGGTGTCGATCTAACATGGCGGCGTCGGTCAGCATCAACACTGGCCCGTTCGGAGCCTAAAGGACTCAACCCCAGCGCAGCGAACCCCTTCGCCGCGCTGGGGTTGGCCCCCACTCGAGGAGGAACATGATCGGGGCACCCGAGTACACGCAGTTCGCGGAAATAACTAGCGACGTCTACGACATTGCCACCCGCATCCGCGAAGGCGACGAATCGGGATGGCGGGGCGATCCGTCGGCTTCGCTCATGTTCAACCAGTGGACCAACAAGTTTGAGGTGTGGATGGAAGACGGCATGAGACAGCCGTACATCGCAGCTACGTCCGACCGGTGCGACCACAGCCTCATTTTGAAGCTCATCGAGGGCGACTGGCAGAAAGGTCGCAGGTTGCTTGACGAAATTCAGACCAAAAACCGCGCCGCCCACTCGGCCCGTGTTTTAGAAGAACAAGACAAGCGGCTCGAGATTGCCGACAAGCTTCATTGGGCCATCATCAAGGATGTCGGCCACCTCGACGGCGGCAACCGCCGTCACACCTCGTTCTACTCGAAAGGCAACTAATGGCCACCTACTCCGCCAACCAAGTCAAAACCATCACACTGGTCAGCGGCCAGGTTGACACCATTACCTTGAACGGCAGCGGTTCAACGCTGCGCGTCCAGACCGACTCAACGGCGGTGCCGGTGTCCTTTACCGTTGCACAACCTGGGGGTACGCCCGCCACACCTACGGACAAAGGCGACGACTGCTTCGCTGCAATTAACACATATAGCACCTTTGATCTGCCGTGGAGCGGCAACGGGTGCGTCATCAAAGTCATCGCGACCGGCACACCCACCGTTTCCTTCGCGCTCATCGGCTAATCTGCGGTTATGCCCACGCCTGGCAAACTTGACCCAGAACTAAGCCTGGTACAGGGCGACACGACCACCCTGATTTTTAGCTTGACGAGCGACGGTGTCACCCCCATCGGGAACATCACGGGCTACACCTACGCCATGCAACTGCGCACCACCCCGGCGGCGGTGTCAGCTTCGGCAACTTTGACCTGCACGGTAACCAACGCAACCAACGCTGAGGTTACCTGCGTCCTATCGGCCGCTGACGCAGCCGCGCTGACCGCAAACACCAGCTATTACTACGACTTGCAACAGACCGACACTTCAAGCAAAAAGACCACCCTCATCTCTGGGATTACACAGCCACTGATTGCTGAAGTTACGAGGCCGTAATGGCAACCGAAGCCATTACCGTCGTCATCCCGACGGACCCCGACATTCAGACGACTGTCGGCAACGCTCCGCAGCTTGTCACAACCGTCCAGCAGACACAGATCCTCGCGGTTGTCACCGGCACTATGGGTCCGATTGGTGCTACAGGAGCCCAGGGTGCACAAGGTTCTCAGGGTTCTCAGGGGCCTCAAGGTGCGACTGGTGCGCAGGGTGCGCAAGGAGCGACAGGTCCGCAAGGAACACAGGGTCCGCAGGGTCCTCAGGGTGTTCAAGGTGCTACGGGTCCACAGGGGGCGACCGGTGCGCAGGGTGCGCAAGGACCTCAGGGTGCAACCGGCAGCCAAGGCCCCCAGGGACCTCAGGGTGATGTCGGTCCTCAGGGTTCAACCGGTGCGCAAGGACCTCAGGGTGCTACTGGTTCACAAGGTTCGCAAGGCCCGACCGGTCCTCAGGGTGCTACTGGGCCGCAAGGTTCTACCGGACCGCAGGGTGCTACCGGTTCACAGGGTCCGCAGGGTTCGCAAGGCGATACGGGACCGCAAGGTGCGACTGGTCCTCAGGGTGCGCAGGGCAGTCAAGGCCCGCAGGGTGCACAAGGCCCGCAGGGTTCACAGACGCTAGATGGTTTAACGGATGTAACGATTACTTCTGCCGCCAACGGTCAAGCCTTGATTTACAATTCTAGTGCGGGGCAGTGGGTAAACTCCGCTGTTTCCACAGACCCGATGAACGACTCGAAGTTCACGGCAATTATCACGACAGATGTAGGAGCATGAGATGGCTGTAGGCGACCGTACTGAGAAGCGACTGGTTGGGCCTGTCGCATTGACTGCATCAAACGCGGCAGTTGGGTCGGCTGTCCCAGCGTCCCGCAACTGGGTAATTAAGCAGTTTGTGATCTGCAACACGGACGGGACGGACCGTCTGGTTTATTTAGCTATTGGTACGGCTGCGACGGTTGCCAACCGTTTGCTGTCGGCTTTGCCTGTTGCGGCCGGGGACACTTTGGTTTGGGATACGGCTGTCACGCTGACTGCCGCCGAGCAGTTGTTTGGTTTCAGTGATACGGGGGCGGTTGTGTCGGTTACGGCTGTCGGCTGGGAGAAGGAAGTCTGATGGGGCTTTCTTATGCGGTTGGGGGTTTGAAGCCGGGGGTGTGTACGTCGTCCACACGGCCTGCCAGCCCGTACGAGGGGCAGGTCATCTACGAGACCGATACGGATAAACTGCTGATTTGGAACGGCTCGGCTTGGTACCCGCCAGGGAACACCGCTTGGGGCGTTGTCGGCACCCCAGTCACAATTACTTCAAACCAAGGGTCAATTACTTCCGTGACGGACATTACTGGTGCCTCTATCACATTCACCGCAGTAGCCAATCGCCGCTACAAGGCCAGTTGGCAAGGCATCATGAATTCAACAGTTGCGGGAGATGGTTTCAACGTCTTTATGACTGACACATCAAACAACATTCAGCAGCAGTGCATATTCTATTTAGGCAACACAAACGACTACTCCTTTCATGCAGAGTACGTCTTTTCTCCTAGCGCAGGTTCGGTAACACGCAAACTGAGGTCACAACGTCAGTATGGGTCTGGGACTGGGACTCTTGTCGCTGGTGGTAGTTATTCAACGCAGTTTTGGATTGAGGATGTTGGTCCAGCATGAGTGTGTCTCAGGAGGCCCAGTAATGCCTATCTCGTCGTTTTCGGCCCCGTCCGCCATCGCTCGACCCGGCGTATGCACGTCGTCAAGTCGGCCTGCCAGCCCGTTTGACGGTCAGGTCATTTACGAGACTGATACGGATAAGGCGTTGGTGTGGAACGGGTCGGCGTGGGTTTACCTTTCAACGGGGACTGCTAACCCTGTCGGGTTGGAGTTCATCACTGGGGGAAGCCACTCGGCGGACCCCGACCTTGATGTTGATGGTTGTTTTACAACAACGTATCGCAACTACCGAGTTGTGCTAACAAATGTTCAGGTGGGTTCGGCTGCTGCAGTTCGTTTCAATTTCCGTAATGGCGGTACGACAAACACAACTTCCTACCAATACGCTTTTCGAGGTTTGCGAGTCAATGGTACCTCTGGCGATACAAACTCCGGCGGCAACCTTGGGTTTGCCGAAATTGGGATATTCATAAGTGGTGTTGCAACTGATTTAGGTAGCGCGACCATTGACATTACTCAACCGCAGCTTGCTGGAACGACGTTTGGTTTGTGTAATGCGGTTGGTTTCGAGGGTGGTTATCAGTTTAGACAGGGAGGCTTTGTGCATGACTCTGCGACACAGTTTGATGGATTCAGGTTGACATTGAGTTCAGGCGCAAACCTTACTTGCGTCTATCAGGTTTACGGGTACAAGTTATGAGTGTGTCTAGCGCAAATAGGGGACTAAAACCAGGGGTTTGTACGTCGTCTACTAGGCCGAGCAACCCGTTCACGGGGCAGATTGTTTTTGAGACGGATACGGGGTTTTTGCGGGTGTGGGATGGGTCGGCGTGGGACTACCTGAGCCAATCGCAGGACACGACAACGAACATCAAGGCCAGCGACATTGGCGGTGCATGGTCGGCATGGACACCGACAATCACTCAGTCAAACAACATTACATACACCGCTCAATATGCAAAATACGGACAGATAAACAAGTTTGTGTTCGCTGAATGCCGTGTTGATTTGACTAACTCTGGAACAGCCGGAAACCAAATTTCCGTGACAACGCCAGTGTCTATCGCTGGGGCTGGACAATGTATCGGGACAGCATTTTTCTATGATGCGTCGGCAAACAACACTTACAACTTGACTTGCTTGCGCTTAAGTTCAACAGCGCTTATTTTCTTTTACAACCTTACAGGCGCATCAAGCGACTTCGGTGTAACACCTTCTCTTGCGTTGGGGTCTAGTGACCAAATTCGTATCAGTATTTTTTTCGAGGCGGCATAAATGAATTTAGCAAGCATCTTTGACCCAGCAGAGGTTCCAACTGAGTGGTGGCTGGAGCGTATGCGTATTCGCCGTGATGCTTTACTCGCAGCGTCCGATTGGGCTATGACATCAGACGCACCAACCGACAAGCAAGCATGGGCCGCCTACCGTCAAGCGTTGCGTGACTTCCCTGCCACATGGGAACCATCCGAGGAAGCCAACTTCCCGAACCCTCCCGCATGATTTCGGTTTGCACTAGCACCTACAACAACACCCCCGACCAACTAGCCCGACTCTGGGCCTCCCTAAAAGCCCAAACCCACACCGACTGGTGCTGGACTGTCTACGACGACTCCACCAACCCGACCGTCTGGACAAACCTGTACGGCCTGTGCGCCGACGAACGGTACCGAATCGAACTGTTCAAACCCCACGTCCCGTCCGGTGGCAACATCGGCCTATCGAAACGAAACTGCTTCGGACTAGCCAAAGGGGAGATACTGGTTGAGGTTGACGCAGACGACGAACTGACCCCCGACTGCCTGGAGGAACTAGCCCTAGCGTTCGCTGACCCCGAGGTTGGGTTCGTCTGGTCAGACTGCTGCGAACTGTTGCCGGACGGCAGTTCGGGCCGCTACCCCGAAGGTTGGGGTCTCGGCTACGGCTCCGACTACTGGGACGACCAGCATCAGGTTTGGGCGATGCGGGTCCCCATGAACCGCACCACCCTCAGCCACATCGTCTCAGCCCCGAACCATGTCCGGGCATGGCGAGCCAGCGTCTACCACGCCATCGGCGGCCACAACACCAGCCTGCCCGTAGCAGACGACTACGAGTTGATTGTCCGAACAGCCCTCGCCACCCGCTGCCACCACATCCCCAAAATGCTGTACAAACAACACATCGGCTCCGGCACAGCACAACGAACCCGAAACCAGTTGATACAAGACCTTGTGCCGCAGATACACGCCCGATACGCCGATCAGCTTGATGTTCGATGGGGAACACTCGCTGAAAACGGCGTCTCGCTCTACTAGGCTGGCAACGTGAACAAAGGCGAGCTGCGCACCGAGATCAAGAACCGTCTGGCAATTCCCTCGTCTGGCGACGGCCTAATTACCGACACTGTTGTCGACCAGTCTATTGAGGACGCGTTGAACGTCATGACCAGCACCCGCGACTGGCCGTGGCTCATGAAGACCGTGCAGTTGGCTTTCCCCGCCAACCTTGGCGTCGCCGAGCTGCCCGACGACTTCATCCGCGCCAAAGAGCTGGTCATCAACGACGAGTGCGTCACCTACGTCGACCTGAACCAGTTCCTCTACACCGACTCCGCGGGCTACCCCTACGTTTGGACCATCGTTGCCGACCAATGCCGCATCTACCCCGTCGGGTCGACCATGATCCTCGGCACCCTCTACTACTACCGCGCCGAGCCTGCGCTGACCACCGACGCCTCGGTGCCCCTAATGCCCGCGTTCCTGCACCCCTGGATCGTCGCCTACGGCGCGTATCTCTGCGCCCTGCGCCGACAGGACGAGGGCCGCGGCCAGGTGTACCTGAACCAGTCAAACGACCTGCTGAACCGTATGCGCGACGACGTGCGCCGCAAGACCGGTAGGCGCATCCAGACGGCCCGCCGCACCTCCTACGTTAACTGGCAGTAATGGCCACCCGCGTCGTTGAATGGGACGACTTCACCGGCGGCTACTACGTCGGCCCGTCAGCCACCAAGCAGCCTCGCAACACCTTTACGGGCAACAACGTGACCGTCGCGATGGACGACGCAACCCTCATCCCCATGTACGACCCCGTAGTGGCCAATCTGACCGGCACCGACGTGACCTCTGGGGTCATATTTAACGGTGGGTGGACCTCCGTGGGGCCGCCAGCCCAGCTCAACGGCCTGATCGCGTTCGTTGCCAAAACCTCGTCGGACGCCTACCTGTACGTGGTCACCGCGGCCAACGTAGTTGTACGCCACACTATTGCCGTCAGCGGCTCAAGCACGCTCGTCGCGTTCCTTTGCCTGCGTCCCGTTATGGTCATCGGCGACCCGAAGAACGACTACGTTGACATCTTTATCCCCGGCGACTACCGACAGATCCACAAATACAAGCTTGACAATGCTGGCGCGAACATTGCGGGTTCCCCGACGACCATCTCGTTGTCAAGTCTGATGATCGCGACGGGCGACGACCGCCTCTACGGGCTGGTTGTCTGGGGTGCTCGCATGATCGGCTGGTCAAACACCAGCTACCTGTACTTTTCAAACGCCGACACATTTGGGACATGGGCCGCCACGAACTACATCGTGGTGGGCTACAACGAAGACCGCATTTCTGTCTGCGTCCCGCGCAACTATGATTTACTGGTTGGCAAGCCGTCTGGCTGGTACGTTGTCTCTGGCGTTTTGAACTATTCCGCGGCCGTTCGTCAGATTAACAACGGCATGGGCATCCTTGTCTCCGACGGTGTGGCCGAATACAACAACCAGGTGGTCTACAACACTGATACCGGCACCCTCGGCTTCCCTGTGAACCTGTATACCGTCAACGGGGCTCGAGTTCAGCCTATGGTGTTCCAACGGTTTGCTGGCAACATCCAGAACATTAACCTTGCCAAAGGCCCCCTCGGCGTTTTGCAAGTCACGTTTACCAACGACGACGACACTGACGTCAACGGTCAGCTTTTCTACCTAAACCAACAGGGTCGCTGGGCCCGCGTCACGATTGACAACGGCACTTCAGCGACTACAGGCGACACCGTCTTCTACTACCCGACAGCGGTCACCCAAGCCCGCACCGCTTACTGGTCCGACCCGTCAATGCGGATTATGGAGCACAACCTCACTGACAAAAAGGTTGCCATTCAGACCGTCAAAATACCGACGTTCGAACCTGGCACCGACGCGGCTGGCAATCCGCAGACCGCGACTTTGGTTCTTGCCGACTACATGAGCCAGGTGCCAATTACCGTCACCGATGTTTACGTCGAGGTCGAATTGGCCCAACTTTATGGGGCGTACGCCTACACCAGCGACGCAAGCATTTCCTGCCGAATTATTATGAAGTACCCACCAGCAGACCTCGCGTTTTCTGTTGGCAACGTCTTGTCAACCCTGATGAACGCAGGCAACTACGCCGCATCAACAATCCCAGGCACAGGCACGCGCTTCATGGGCCGCGTGTTTCGTTTTCGCCCAGACAACCCCGGCTACGGCTACGGCTTTGAGGTGCAAGTCAACTTTGCGGGCATGAAGGTGCGCCGCGTCATGGCGGTGCTTAAGGAGTCAATGTGACTGAGCGTTTTAACGCCGGTGCCGAGCAGACCATTTATGGTACGTCGGGCATAGGGCCTGCAGAAACCCCGTCAAGCCTGACAGCCCTCGGCGTTGGCCAAGGTTCAGGCCAGTCAGCCGACGCCCAGGAACGCAACAGAATGATTAACTTTGAGTTCCCTATTCGTTGGGACGACATCTCGGCCAACCTCGGGCGACTTAACGAGAAGAAGCCACTCGAAGATCTTGTTGACGATCTGACGATCCGCGACCGCGACCTTGAAGACTTCCTCAACACCAACATCGTCAACGGCATTGTCGCAGGCTCTAACGTCAGCATTAATCGCGCATCTGGCGTAGTGACTATTTCAACATCGGTGCCTACAGGCCCGCAAGGCCCGCAAGGCCCGCAAGGCCCGCAAGGCTCGCAAGGCCCGCAAGGCTCGCAAGGTGCGCAGGGCGCACAAGGCCCTCAGGGTCCTCAGGGGCATCAAGGCCCGACCGGTCCTCAGGGTGCTACTGGTGCATCTGGTACGTCCGGTTGGACCTTCGGGTCAACTGTTGTTACGTTAAATGCTTTCGGCATTCAGTTATTTGCTCACGGGATGGGTTCTACGCCTTCAACGGTTGTGGTTTGCAATGGGGACACTTCAGCTGCCAACGCAATGATTGGCGTGCGAACTTGGGACTCGGCCAACATTTATGTTCAATCGACAGTAGCGTCCATAACCGTTCGGGTTAATTGGATTGCAATACCGTGACCCCTAGAAACGTGCCCCCAGTTGTGTCACGATGGCAACATGGTTCTCCCAACAGGTGCGCTGTCCGGCGTTATGATCGGTACGAGGTCAGCAGCAAGGAGGAAAAAGAATGAAACTAACACCAGCCAATAAGGCCATGATCGCCTCATACGCACGGTCCGTGGTGGGCGCGGGCGTCGCCTCGTTCATCGCCTCGGGCCAAGACTGGAAAGCCGCTCTCAACGCTTTGTGGGCCGCCGCGCTCCCAGTCCTTATGCGCTACCTTAACCCAAAGGACGCCGCTTTTGGCAAGGGCGCAAATGGCGACGGGTAAGCAGCCCCTCTCCCGCCGCCTCCGACTCGCTGTTGGTAAAAACAAGGGAATCCCAGCCGCCGCGCTGGTCATCCCCGACGGGTTCAAGAAGTACAAGAACAGCGGGCTTCCCGAGCACTTCCTCGTCAAAACCCCTATCGGCGGTCTGTTGTGGAAGGAATGCAACAGGTACTTTGAGAACCTTGTCGAGGCCGCTAAGGCGGAGAAAATTGAGTTTGTTAACCTCGGTGCCTACCGGTCACCCAAAGAAGTCGAGACGTTGTTTCTCCAGCGGTACTCTAAGGATGACGAAGGCCGCAAGCCGCAAATTACCCGCACTTGGCAGGGCGCGACTTGGTACCTAAAGCGGGGTATGGCCCCATCCGCAAGCCCCGACCGGGGCAGCCCCCACCAGTGGGGGGTCGCCATTGACATTGGCTCCAAGACCAAGGACGGAACCAAGCCGCTGACCGAAAGGGCATTAAAGTGGCTGTGCAAGAACGCACCGACCTACGGGTTTACCTTGCAGAGCCTACCGTTCCTCGACAACGGCCAACCTAACCCGGAACACGAATGGTGGCACTGGCAGTGGAGCGCACCCCAATGAGCGAAGCATTTGCAGGTATTGTTGTGGCCGCCATCGGCGGTCCTGTAATGTGGCTCCTGTATCGCTTGGATAAGCGAAACACGCACCAGCACGGCCAGTCAATGGCCATTATCCAAGAGGTTAAATCGGACGTGAAAGACGTGAAGGGCGACATGATTGACGTCAAAGCTGACGTTCGCGACCTCAAGTCTGACGTTCGTCGCATAGATTCTGCCGTAAAACCCAAGGGTGTTCGCAAGAAAAAGTCTGCGTGATGTCACTTTCTACTGAATACCTAAAGACGCTCAAAGAGTTGGCAAAGGCCAAATATGAGGCCGACGTGGGTGTTATTGAGGGTGACTTTCGGCGCAAGGCCGGTGGCAAAATCACCGGCACCGGCGCACAGGCACTCTACAAGTCCCCCGAGCAAATTAAAGCTGAGGGCGGTGAGCCAGAGTACGGCGAGCTTGACATTGCCTACGAGCGCAAACGCCAGGGCCTCGAAAGCGGCCTCGAGTCGCGAGGTATACTGCGATCCGGCCAGGCCGCCACGGCGCGCGGCCGCATGGCCTCTGACTACCAGCAGTCGATTTTGGACTACTACAACGCGATGACTTCCAAGAAGGGTGCGCTTGGCGCGCAGTATGCGTTTAACGTAGCAGACCTCGAAGCCAAGTATGGCAACCAAACCCAGCGAGTTGCAGCCCCCGATAGCCCCAAGGTTACTGACGAAACCAAAACAAAAGACAGCTTACCTTCGTCGCCTTATCCATCTAGCAGCGACAAACCTGCGTCAGAAATGACCCCAGAAGAAAGTTTTGCGTTTATTGGGCTTGGCCAACCAGCTAACAAGCAGGCCGCAACTGGTGTATCTGCTCAACCATTACCGCAACCACCTCTTGATGCTGCCAAAGCTGCTGCATCAGCCGCATACATGGCGTTAGGGCAAGCCCCAAATAAGGGCGCAGCAGCACCGCCAAAGCCGCCTACTGCGCCAGCCCCGCAAAAGCCCATGCCGCCCAAGCCTGCTGCCTCAGCAAAGCCCGCGGCACCCGCACCCGTTAAGAAGCCCGCGAAAGTAAAGTTGCGCTAATGGTTGCATATAACGTCAGCCGTATTGCACGCGGCGCACAGTCTACGATGAAGGATTACGGTTCCGAGGCCGATGCAATTCGTTCTGGCTTAAACCCAATGCTTCGCGACATCGAGGTCCAGTCTGGCATGGTGTCGGGGGCGAACGTGCTGCCCAACCGGCTGTTCACCAACGCCCCGCAGGCCACGGCAATGGCCACCTACTACGACGCTCTGGCTAACAAGTTGCCGGCGTATGTCAACGCCCGCCGCGCCTACGACACTGCCGAGAAGAAGAAGGCGACATCCAGCACTGGCACCGGCACAGGCACTGGCATGATGACCGACCCTGGGTACAGCCCGATTGCTGGCTTGCCA